ACAGTATTATTAACAGTATAACCTGAGCCACCATCTTCTAGATTAAATGAAATTGTACCATCAAGTTCTTTTAATTTTGTTACAACTACCTTACCGCGAGAACCTCTACCTTGTACTTCCAGTATGTCGCCAACAGTATAACCAAATGGCGAGCTTCTATTTGAAACATCAACTTCTGTCATTGAACCAATAATCTTTGGTGAGTTAATTGCTGTTACAGATGGAACCTCACCTTCTGGCAATTTGGATTCATCAATTAGAACAACTTCATCATGTCTAAAGTTACCAACTACATCCGTTAGATAAAAAATGTTTATGTTTTTATTATTAACAAATTTTGTCTGGAAACTTTCAACATAGGCCCTTGCGCCAGATATACGGCCTCTAATAAACTCACCAACAAATAAACTATTGAAAGGTTTAAAGGATACCTCAAGATAAATGTCTCTATTCCAATCACCATCTGACAACCTAAAAACATCATCCCCAGGTTTGTATACACTAATGTTATCAGCAAACAAAAGTTGGAATAGAAGTTTTAGGCCTCGCTCTGTACCCTTAGATCCATATACTTCTTTAATGTGCTTTTGTAGCAAAACCTTATCGCCAGCAATATCTTCTGGGATAGGGAACATATATTTCTTTTTAAAATTATTAATAAAGACATCTACTGTTTTATCAATATCTCTATATTCTAGCAACCTTCTAGAATCGTAAATGACCTGGTTTTCTGATTCAAGCCACTCAAAATATGCTTTTACAAATGCAATGAATAGAGGACCCTCTTCTTTATAGATAGAGGGAAATTGACTGGCAATAAATGGAGATATAAACTTTTCTAGTTCTTTCATTATGCTCTAATGCCGCGGGCTGAAACAACAAGGTTTCCAGATACAATCTGAAGGACCTTGTTAGCATTTGTTTCTATATCTAACTTCTTTGTTCTACCATAAATTTCTAATTCATTATCTAAACCAACATCATCGTATACAATAGCACCAATAGATATTGTACCATTGGTATAATCAACTGTACCAATCTTATCTTTTAATAATTGTACAACTCCATTGACAACAGATATAATCATTAGATTGCCTTGGGTGTCGTCTTTAATTTTGGCAAGGTAATCTATATTATTTAAATTGAATGTAAACAATGAAGACTCAATTGTGGATGTTGTGTCTTCATAAATTTTTCTTGTTGTTGACACTTCTCTTCTTAATTCATTTTCAAAGGAGAATGCAATTCTAAATGGAACACCTGTGTCAACTTCAACATTCTTAATAATTCTTAATTCTGTATTGTTACTAATAATGGCAGATTCAGAATCATCAATGGCTTTAACAAGTTTGGAGTATCTAAGATCAGAACCAAATTTAGCAAGATTGTCACTAGCAAATAATAAAATAGTTGACTCAACAAGAGCTTCAATATCTCTTTCAGATCTTGTTGTTTCATTAATATTGTAGAGCACTTCTGTCACAACTTCCGCAAAGAAATATTCCGGATCTATAACTACTGGATCAATAGAGATAGCAGATCTTTCCTTTAGGAAGTTAAAAATTTGCGTCTTTAGTGGTGTAGGCAACTTAGTACCACCAATTGGTTTAGCTGCAACAATTACCTTACCAAATTGTTTAGGTTCTGTTTCCTCACCACCAAATGCTGTAACAATTTCCAGGGATGGGAATGCTTGTTTTGTTAGAGCAATATAATCTTCTACTGTCACAGCTCTATTTTGTGTAGGGAAGTATCTAGGAGCATTGAACTTAATTTCTTCATCAGTTTCATGTTCTGCACCGGATGCGGCAGCACTAACTGTCGCTATTGCTATAGTAGTGTACCCCTCAACAGCATTTGGAGCAGTAAACACTTCAACACCATTGGCATCGAGCCCATTTGTTTCTCTATAGTTTATAGTAACTAAGTTACCATCGGTAAGTTCCCTACCAATATCCCCATTACCAAAAACAACTTCATATAAATGGTCTTCCGCGCCTTGTATAAAATAGATATTATCTGTATTATCAAGATCAAATAGGAAAGTTTCTTTATTGTACTTTACTTCCGTCGTTGCTGTGTTTGATTCTTTAACAGTAATATTAATTGATTCAATATCAACATTAGCAGATTGTAATAGATAGCGTGCCGACCCATTAGCTATAAACACTTCTTTAACAATGTTACCCTCATACACTGCTACATTAGCAGCTGTATAGAAGCCATTGTTTGCCCTGATTGTAAGTGTTTCATCAGTCGTAAAGAAGTAGGTAGTATTATCATCTGTTCTACCACTGATCTCATAATATTTTGGAATTGTAATAGAATCTGGCGTATCATCAGGTGTAATAGTAATATTAACATAGGCAACAGCAGCTGTTCTAGAACGTGGCGTATAGTTCAGTTCCTTAGCATGCGAAACAATGGATTCTCTAAGTTGAGATGTATCTAAGAACATCTCACTACCAACCAGGTTCAGATACACACCATTCATGAAGGTATTATAGGCAAGAAGATCCAGTAATACAGATAAGTTTGAGCCTTCAAAATCATAATCTTTGAATTGCTCTTGCTGGGATAGAAATGTTTTTAAGCTAGATTTGTAGTTCTGTAGATCTAGCTCAGAAGTTGTTAAGAATCCATTTGCCATATTATCTTATCCTCTCTAGAGCAACTTCAAGTGTTTGTGGTTGCTCAACTGAGTTAATTCTAAATTGTATTGTTACTTCGTAAGAATTTCTATCATAATCTGGCGTGGCAACTACCTTATCAAGGATTGCCCTAGGCTCATAATTCTTAATTGTGTCTGTTATATAATCTTCTAAAACTGTTGTTGTCATACTAGACATAGGTTCAAACAAAAGAGCTCTGACATTTCCACCAATTTCAGGATCTAAAAGTCTTTCGTATCTGTTAGTCAAGACTAAACTTTTAATGGCTCTCTTTACACTGTCAACCTCAGTAATTCTATTAAGATCACTGTTGAAGGGATTTCTGCCAAAGTTGATACCCAAATCAGAGTATCTGACATTCCTCTTAATAAATGTTGAAGTTGTTTTTGTGTAACTAGACATATAAAACCTCTATATCAAGGTTATTTATATTAACCATTTGCAAATACATTTGGTGACCCTTCGGTGATTGTATTCTGCTCAGGCGTGCCCGTAGCGTAATGATCGTCCTTTCTTCCTATCTCCTTACCGCCAATAAAGACGTTTGGAGAGTGTTTGTCGAGGACTGATTCATCTAGCTCGCATCCTTTTCTTTTATGTGGAGCTATTTTATTACCTTTAACAACTATTAATTTATTGTTAGAAAATACTGAGCTGGAATTAACCTCACCAACAGCTGTATTAACAGGATTCCCGCAGCGGGTACCCTCACCAGTTGGTGAATGTACCTTATCGTCCTTTCTAGCTACAGCACTCATCCTAGTTTTTGCCCAGGCTTTAAGTCAACAAACTTGTTACGAGCATGGATTCTTGGAACACTCCATGTAGCCATTGGGAGGGCATGCTTAGCCCCATCTGCATAGGCAATATGCAACCAACCAGGGCCACCACCATTTAAATTATATTCTAGGAAAAATTGCTTAGAAATTTTACCAACAATTGGGTATATTTTAAGCGCAGCTTCATAGGCTGACATACCAAAAACATTAAAGTCTACAGCTCGGCCTGTATTGTGGTCCGACTTGTTGTTTGTTCCACCACCAGAAAGCTTAACATCTGGTGTTCTAAAGCCTGAGGTTATTGATACTCTAAACCCCGCAGCTACAATTGGTTCCATAATATTCTCAGCATGCTTAATAATATTGCATAGAATATCTGCTGCAGTTAGACCGCCTTGGTCTCTCAACTTTCTTGTTCCATTCTGTGTATAGTCTGCCAGTGTAAAGTTTTTTGATACCTTTACCTTCTTATAATCATCCAGTAGAATAATAGAACCACACTTAACATCCTTATTTTCACCGCCAGCAGGTGGTGTGTCAGAAGCACCTTCAACTGGTGGTGTATTGTCAGCTGGAACTAACCCATTAGATACAATAACATTGTTATATTCTTCTAATGTTTTTTCAACATCATCATCAAACGCATAGACTTCAAATACAGTTGGACCGCCAGCCTCGGATTTTGTAATAGTTTCTGGTGCTCTAATTGCTCCAAGGGGCTTAGCTGTTGGCCTATTGAAATGAACCTCACTACCTTGTAATTCAACTGTACCACCTGAGTAAACAATTGTTCCGCCACCCGTGTCAATGTTTGTTGCACCGCCAACTGCCACATCAAAGTTGCCACCAACATCAACCTTTAAGTTACCACCAACTCTCCAGGTAGCATCCCCACCTGTGGAAATATTTGTGTTTGTACCAGATAGAATATTAACGGCACCAACAACAGACATATTCATGTTGCCGCCAACATATAAATTTTCATTATTTAAAATAATATGATAGCGATCCTGAGCACCCCTATGAACAATAGAGCCGTCTGGGTGGAATTCGACAAATGAACCTTTTCTATGGAAGATTTGGATTCTTTCTGCTCCAGGCGTATCATCCATTTCAAATACATGGCCAGCATCTGTTTCCATGACATGGTTGGCAGGGTACCTTGCATCAAACTTTGACTCAGGCTCGGCAAACTTACTACCATCTGCAACCGGTACGCTCGATGTTGCTGTTGATCTTGAAAAAGCTACAGCATTTCTATCTGGTGTACCAGCCTCACCTCTTGCGTGTCTTGGGTTTGTTCCTTCACCAGGAAATCTTGGATGGATGCCTTGTGGATCATAGAACCCTTCGTTTGGATTTGCTGGTTCTCCTGGCTTGCCGACCATTGAACCAAAAACTATTGGTTGCTGGGCTTGTTCTCCATCTACAAAGAATCCAACAACCCAGTCGCCTTGGTTAACCATTGGAGATGACATTTGAGCTGTGGAAGAAAGGAATGGAGCCCAAGGTAGATCAGCAGTTGGCATTAATGTCTTATCTGCTGTATGATAACCAATGCAGCGGACTCTTACTCTATTGAGGCTCTCTGGATCATTAATGTCTTCAACAACACCCATGAACCAAACCATATTTTTAAAATTTGATTGACCTGTTTCCATATTATTGTCTTTGTTTAATTAAGTTACTATTAGTGTCTCTTCTAAAGTTAGAAATGTCAAGCTCATATCCATCCTTAAATAAATCAACAACTGTCTCATATGTCCCAGCATCTATAACAACATGCTTGACACTACCAACTAAAAATTTACCATTTAAAAACAAATCTCGTTGTTCTATGTCAGATGGATTAGCCTGGGCAGCTTTAAGCTCAATTATGTCGCCCGGTTTAATTTTTGGATTACCAAGCACTCTACAGGATATAACAGTCTGATTCATTAACTGATATTGTGCCTGTGATGGACCTCGTTTTAGACTAATAAAATCTTCTTGTTGATCATAAGATTTACTACTGCATCTTGGAAAGACATTCTGCTCTTCATCTGTTGTGCGTTGCTCATCTCCAACAAGATTGTCAATTTCATCCATATCAAATTTTAAATTTTCACCCATCAGCAATATATCTTTGAAATTATCCTTGAGTTTGAATGTTTTCTTTTCAATCTTTCTTGATATAAAATCAAAGGTTAGCGTCTGGTTTTCAAGGACACCCTCTTCAACCTTTTGACTTTGATTGTCTGTTGTCTTGACTTCAAATTCAAGAATTCTAAAATAATCTTGGTCCTTTGATTCCTCACTTCTATTCTTATCAGCAGGAATAATATAATTAAATGTATTAGCATCCTGAACTATTTTTCTTAGAGACTTATACACAACACCTTGTCTTGTTTCATAGAAGAAAAAATTATTATCCCCAGCTTTGTTTGCAGGTGATACTGCCTGGTTGTTTATTCTTTCAATTACATCAAATGGTTGTAAAGAAGAAGCTGATATGTTCAAAACACCAAATGTTTCTTCAATGTTGTTTGCACTAACCTTACCAGGTTCAAGATCAAAAAATTTATCACAAATTTGTTGTATGATTTCTGATGCTTTACCGTTAAATGATCTTTTAACCTTTGACTTTAAGGCCATAAACCCTATTTTAGATACAGCTCTAAATGTAAAAATTTCACCTTTGCCACTAACAAGTTTTGTACTGCCACTAACTGACTCAATATAAAACTCACTAGAAATAATATCATCTAAAGAATCTTCTGGTTGTTTAAATAAGTCAATTTTAATAATATCGCCAGCTTGTAGACCAACTGTTTTTACAAAAGTTGCACCATCAAAGATCTGTCCTTCAATATACATAAATTTTGAGAACATACCCTCAAATAAAGAAAACCTTTGAAGGTATGTTGTAAAATTAAATTGAGCCTTAGAATTATTTGTATTTTTAATTAATAACGCCTTATAGCCAAATTGGTCAACCTGCTTGTTATTGATAATAAATGGCTGACCCAGAATATCTTGTGTTGTCATACTTTATTGACCTTCTTCAACACTCTTTCTAGCTCAAGCGATACATCGACAACTACTGATCTATCAAGAAGTTTAATTTTTCTTTTTTCTTCATTTTTAATAAGTTCATAATTATAATTAGATATTGGCTGCCATCCTGTTCTTTCCCCAGCCGATATATTGTCATACGTTGTTTTTGTCATATAGTATGAGTAATTAGAATTACGGTAGTATGAACTCAATGCTATGTTCATTGCTGTAGCAATGCTACCGTACTTCTTTATGATGTACTCATCAAAAATGTTATCGTCCATTGGCCAATCATAGTATGGATCAACAATATCATTTACTAAGAAAATTAACCAAACATATTCCACTAATCCATAATAATCATAAGCAAGAGATGTTGGTGTTTCTCCTGCCTTAACAGTATATGGGTAGTAGGCATCATAGGATTGAATTAGGTTCTTACTGATTTTGGCTTTAAGAATTATGTTCCTTAAAGCATGCTCGTTGTACTGAACAACAGGAAAATTTTTAAAATAGTTTACTGCCATTAGGCACCCCCACCATTTAAGTATCTCTGAGTTGGGTTATCTACACCAGATCTTAGTTTATTACCAGGTTGCTCGGCATTTGGTAACGACTCTGCACCTTCTGGTGACTGTGGACCACTTAAATTATCCATATTATTATATTCAGCTTGATACGATGATCTTGTCAACTGCTCAATTTCACTCAATTCAATCTGTAGTTCAACAGCCTGCGGTGCACCAACCAATTTACTTTCCGCTGTATTCTTAAAGAATGATGGTACATTCTGGGGTGCATAGTTAACTTGAATTCTTTTGATTACACATCTTGCAAAGCCATATAACGCGTTTGTACCAAAAAACAGCACATCCACTTCATCTGGCATACTGAGGAATGTACTACTTGCCGAACCACCAGGTAGAGCGTGAAATTTCAACTCACTTATAATTTTTGCAATCATTACTGAGTCTTCAGGTGTTTCTGGTGTAAGCCTAAATGTAAAATTGTGTTGTCTAATCTCAACATTTTTAAAGATAGCAGTCTGGAATGGATTAGGAACATTACCCGCTGATAAGCTCAGTAGTCCACCAACTGCACCTGACACCTGGGCTACTGATCTTAAAACATACTCTGCTCCGCCCGCTACATCTATACTTCCCACGGCCCCACTTGCAGCGGCTGCATCTTGGGTATTTAAAAAGGTCTTCAAAGCTTCACCTGTTTTTGCACCAGCTTGAAACCCCACTGCAGCCAATCCTAAATCAGTAGTTTCATAGTTGATGCCAATACTATCAACTAAGTTTTCTGGCAACGGTAAGGCAATATGGGCTTGGGTAACATCTGTTGCAATTGTAGACTTT